CGGTTAATCAATATCTTATCTTCGCTATTCAGAACGGAGCGAACGGTGATTCAACTGTGCTATCTTACTATCAAATTGAAATCAAATGATCGACATAACTATTGATGCAAGTCAACTATCCTATACCTCATCAGTGATTGGTGAAGTAGCTACTAACTATGATCGCATTGAGATTGACTTTGTCGATGCTAAGTCAATGCACGTGCCAACGGATCAGGGAGTATGGCTGATTAACTTGGAACAGTATAGCTTCAATGGCAATCAATTTGATGATGCTATTGAGGCGATTACCTATCTTATTTCTTTGTAATTTTGTAAAAAACTAAAGCACTATGGCAGGCATTAAAGTTACCGATCTTCCCGTATTAGGAGCAGCAGCACCTGATGATGTTATTTATATTGTTGACACCTCAACGAACACCTCTAAGCAGATTGCTGTTGAGGATATTGTGGGCGGTATTCCAGACATCGAAAGTGGGCAATGGAATCCGACTATAACAAATGTAACAGGTAGCCCTACAGTTAATGTTATTGCTGGCAATTATTCTCGTGTTGGCAGTGTTGTAACTTGCTCTTTGTTTTTAGATGTTACAATGGGTGCTACTGAAAATGTTTGTGAATTTAGATTGGATCTTCCTATTGCATCAAATTTCGCACAGGAAAAAAATGCCTTTGGTATTATTGGCTATAATACTGCAAGTGATGGCGAACTTGTTAATTGGAATATTAAAGCAAATACTTCAACCGATGATATTAACATTGAGTTGACATCTGTAACTGATGAGTTTGCCTATGAATACATCTACGCTATCCTCCAATATGTAATCATCTAATGCGCTCAACATCCATCAACGGCTTGAAGATCATCAAGGCTTACGAGGGATTAAGGCTATCGGCTTATCTATGCCCTGCAAAGGTGGCAACGATTGGCTACGGAAGCACTCGCTATCCTGATGGGCGCAAGGTGTTGATGGGTGAGAAGTTGGTCAATGAGGCAATGGCAACGCAACTGCTTCTCGCTACTTTAGAGCCTTTTGAATCGGTTGTAAACAAGAACCTACCAAACCTCAACCAATATCAATTCGATGCGTTGGTGAGCCTGTGCTACAATATTGGAGGCTCTGCATTTGGGCGATCAACATTGGTAAAAAAGGCAAAGGTCAACCCTAATGATCCAAGTATTGCCGATGAGTTTATGCGGTGGAATAAGGCAGCAGGCAAAGTTCTGCAAGGGCTGACCACAAGAAGGGCAGCAGAGGCGAAGTTATACTTCACACCTTGTAAAGTTTGATGGCATATTAGCGGAACTTCATCTGCTGCATTTCGTAAATTGAACTATGGCAGCAAGGATTACTAAGACTAAAAAGATATTCAACATCATCATCAAGCACTGGCGTTCAACCATCGGCTCGCTGATGATCTTGGTTTCGATTTACTTACTGATCTTTAAGGTCATATCAACAGAAACAATGGCAGCGATAGTGGCTGCGTTGATTGCAGCAGGTTACATTCCAAAAGCTAAGAGCGATGAATCAGCAAACGGTTAGAGACACAGTGTATAAGGTAACACACAGATCAATTAGCTTTGATACTTCGGTAACTACTGGATCAGTTGTTGATTCGGCTGTTGAGGTAGTTGCTGTTGTTGAAGTGCCAAAGATTGACTTGCCAATAATTGACAAGCCACAGCTAACGGCATTCGATACTATCCAACCTTGTAACATATCATTGATCACCTCAGTTAAAGCAGAGCCGTTGACCTTTGTCGATGTAAGATCAAACCAAAAGAATGAGCCAATGCCTATGAATTTAGATATACCGATTAACGGGATCGTGCTTGCCTTTACAATGGCTATCACCGTTCAATATCTTGTAACCAGTCAAGGTGCTTGGAGGTCATTGATCGATAATATCCGCAAGGAGATGGCTTAATTATTCCTTATGCCTATCTTTGTGGTATGGCATCACTGCACATTCTTGAATCTTCAATAGATTTATTCTACGTAATAGCTGATGAGCAGGGAGCAATACTCACATCCAATGATTTATTCAGGGAATATTGCAGCCATTTGAAGCCAAGAAACATTCTTGACATTGCCTCCAATGATAGTGATCGGGATGAGTTCTTGACAATCATCGAAAAGGCTAAGACTAAATCACCTGATGCTTTACGGGTGTATGTTCGATCCAAGCAGAAGATCGGATCTGAGAGGTACTCAATGTGGAATGTATATTCTATATTGGGTTCTTTGCATTTTATAGGCATCCCATTAGTTGATGTTACGAGCATAACTGCTCACGACTACGAACGCCAGAAGATGCTCCTCGAAGAGTTCCGCTTTATTCTATCTCACGAACTTAGACAGCCATTGACTTCCATTGGTGGCTTGGTGAGCATGATGATGGAGCATAAGGAGGCAACAGAAAGAGAGAAGCAGGAGATTATGAATATGATTGCTGACAGTGTGCAGCGATTGGATGAATCAATTAAATTGCTTGTCAAGAAAGCAACTCGACAGCTATAACATTTGATTATGATTGAAGCATTGATTGACTTGCCTAAGACTGACCGAGAATGCGATGAGAGGTTAATTGCTGTTGTTGCTTCTTATGTGATCGAGAAAGGTATGCCGTTCAATGTGGCGATCAATATCTTAAATGATAACATCAGGGATCAGCGCTGTATGCTCATTCACCTCAACAAACTCATTCAACTTGTCAGCTATGGATAATATCAAGCCATCAACAGCAGTGATGCTAACTATCATCGGGCTGTTGCTTTTTTTGTTGCTTCGCTCTTGCAGTTACAATCGGGAGTTGAAGAGGCTCAATGCTGATGCCTTTGAAACCAATCAGATCTTCACCAAGCGCAAGACTGATGATTCGCTTATCATCTACACCCAAGCCTTGCAGATCAACGCATCAGAGCGTGAACTGGATCAGGTCAAGGAGCAGTTAGAGATGGCTAAGGTGGATCAGGCGGTAAAGATTGAAACGAGAACCATCTACAAGACTGAGTTCAAGGTGGGCGATGTGGTGTATGTTGATAGCTTTCCGCACATCAAACTTCCAAGAACCTTTCACAAGATCGAAAGATGGTTGGAGATAGGAGGGCGAATAAACCGCTTAGGCTTCATTCAGATCGATTCTTTAATCATTCCTGCATCTTATACCGTTGCGATCGGAGATACGCTGCGAGAGGGCTTTATTTCAAAGATTCTAAAAAGAACAGATCCAGTTGTGCGGATTGGGGTGGATAACCCGAATATTAACTTGACGGGAATGCGTAACGTAGTTGTTCGGCAAGACAAGAAGTGGTATCAGACCACAGCAGCCAAGATCGGATTCGGGGCATTGCTCGGAATTACGGCAGTTAAATTGGCAACCCCATAAAAATAGATTGAAATTAATTGAATTGATTATCAGCGAGTTATGCAAATTCACGCTGGTAGTTTGTTATTTTCTTTGTTTGTGTATTGCAGAATCAAAATAAGGTTCTACATTTGTCAAACCAAAACGAACAATTCAAACCAATTCAAACCAATTCAAGCCATGATTACAATCGCAATCACTCCAGAAATTAAGTCAGAAATCATCCAAGGAATTACCTACTATCAAAATCTGATTGAAAAGGAAATGCAGTTTCCTGAAGATCTTAGGCACAATCATAAGATTGAACGCTGGAATAACGCGATCAACAAATACCTTAATTCTTTAGAAGCAGGATTCATCTAACAACTAATCGGGCAGCTAACCCCTGCCCATATTTTCCCACCCTTTTACAACTTAAAACAATGACAGCAAAAACACTTTTCAGAAACATCGAAGCAACCGAGTTCTTTCACTACGATCACCTCGCAGGGATGCTCACAATCGTAATCAATGACGGATGCAGAAAAGGTCTAATGACCAGATGCGATAGCAACGCATCAGCTCTGCCAAGACAATTCCACAAGGAACTAACTTATGGCGTGCCTGCCGATATTAGGCTGTTTGAATCTTGCTCGATTGAGGAGTATCACCAAGCCTACTGTGCAGCAGTTGACACTATGCACGAATCAGTAATTGAATCTTTACAAGCGTAATCTTTAACCCTTTAATATTTCAGAAATGAAAGCACCAATTAACAGCGGATCATCCGC